AAACTGATTCATTACATCGCAGATAAAGTAGATGACAAAGAGCTAGTATCACAGGCAAGATCACTGTCAGAAGTCGTTGAAGAAAGAGATGAACTTTTGGTTCGTATTGACAATACTCCTGATGAATCAGAAAAACAAAGACTCGAATCAGAAGTTGAAAGAATGACAAGAAAAATGAAAAGACTGGGAAGAGGTATGAAGTCTGCTATTAAAAATAGACCCGGAATCAAAGAAAACTTAACACGCAGACAGATTGATCAAATGGATGCTGCTGTTGATGCTGCTGAACAAGGCGCTCTCACTAACCTAGAAGAAGAGTGAGGCACGTTCTTCGTGATTTGATATAAATAGATTTGAACAAATCACGGAGAATCGAAATGAAATTTGAAGCCCTGCTCACTGATAGCTACTACCACCTAAAAGAAGCCACCATGAACTCTAGTCAGAGAAAAATGGTGGCTTCTTTGCGTTCTGATGGATGGGAAATCACTGACGTTGGAGACGATCTTGTCTCTATGTCAAATGATGGTCAATACATTGGTGTTACTAGAGACGGAAAGATAAAAAAGCTCTGAAACAAAGGACTTAGCCTCGCTCGATTAAATAGAATGTAAAGTACAGAGGTAAACTATATGATTCTATTAGAAGACAACTTCCAAGTTCAGGTGATTAATGAAGCCATCGAGGAAGGAAAACCAAAGAAGACGTATCTTCAGGGTATTATGAGCGAGGCTGATTCCAAGAATCGCAATGGCAGAACATATGACAAGAAAGAACTCAATGAGTCTGTCAAACAAATCAATGACGCTTCTAAAATGAACCGTCACATCCTTGGAGAACTTGATCACCCATCATCCCTAGAGGTAAAGCTAGAAAACGTCTCACACCGTCTCGTTGAGGCCCAGATGGACGGCAATACGGTTAAGTTTAAAGCAGAGGTTTTAGAAAATCATCCCAAAGGGGCTATTCTCAAGTCACTGATTGATTCCGACGTACAGGTCGGTGTTTCTACAAGAGGCAGTGGCACTGTTAATGAGTCAACGGGCAAAGTAAAAGACTTTCGATTCGTCACACTGGATGCAGTAGCCACGCCAAGCTGCACAAGTGCCTACCCAGAGACATTACAAGAACAGCTTATGTTCTCTAAGCAAGGAGAGATCGTCACAGACCTTGCAGAAGCTCAGATCCACGATTCTCTTGCACAGAAGTACTTTCAGATTGAGATGCGTAAGTTTATTGAGCAACTAGGAAAGAGGTAAGTTCCTCTTTGTCCAAGATACAGATATTGGTTCTGTGGTGGGAGCAATAAAGGCCATAAGATATACATTAACAATTCTAATTGCCTAAATAATATCAAATGAAAAATAAGACAGGAGATTTCAAAATATGTCTAATGAAAATCTAAAGTCTCTGATGGAGTCCAATCTCCTCAATGAAGAGACAAAACAAGTCCTCAATGAAACATGGGACACTGCTATTAAGGCTAAGGAAGACGAACTTGAAGTACAGTATGCTTCAAAGCTTTCCGAGTCAGTTGAAGAGATTAAGAATAATACATTCAGCATGATCGAAGAAGCTGTTTCTGAAGAGATGGCAGAGGTTGCTGATGAGATTGCTGAAGCTCGTTCACTTGAAGTTCGTTATGCTCAAAAGCTTGAAGAGTTTAAAGAGCAGTATGATGAGAAGATGCAGGAGCAGATTTCTTCACTCGTTGAAAGCACTGTTAATGAAGAGATGTCTGAGCTTAAGGAAGATATTGAAACAGCCAAGAAGCATCAGTTTGCAATGGAGCTTTTTGATTCTTTCCGCACTGTTTATGAGTCAACCTTTGGTGGAGAAAATATTGAAGCCAAGTCTGAACTCGAAGAGACTAAGAAAGAGCTTGCTCAGCTTAAGCGTGAAAACCTAATGAATAGTCTCCTTGAGAGCATTGAAGGTGATAAGCGTCAGGTTGCCAAGACAATTCTTGAGAATGTCGAAACTGATAAGCTTGAATCCAAGTTTGAGTCAATTCGCCCGATTATTCTCTCTGAGTCAGAATCAGACAGTGATGACAGTGGCCAGAATCTAAGCGAGTCTGATGACAGCGGTGATGATTCAGTTGGTGGCAAAGTTGTTATGGAGAATCAGGAAGACGAGGGTGAAGACTCTTCAGGTGATTCAATTCAAGACAAAAAGCTTCTTGAATCACTACAGCGTAGTATTCGATTTGCTCAGGGCAAAAAGTAACATTAGTAGTTAATTTTACTAAATAATTTTAAGAAAAAGAAAACAGGAGTATATCAATGAGTGATATTAAAAATTGGGATGACTATAAAAACTCCCTACTTGAAGGTGTAGAGAACACCAAAAAGCGTGAACAGCTCAATGTTCTCATGGAGAATGTTCATAAGGAAAACAACAGAGCACTGGGTCAGCCTCATGAGGTCAACCAGACTGTTATTGAGTCAACTGCACCCGGATCAACGGTAACATCGAACATTTCACGTTACGACATGATGTTTATGCCAATGGTTCGTCGTGTTATGCCTTCACTTCTAGCAATGGATCTGGTTGGCGTTCAGCCTGTCTCTGGTCCACAGGGTATTGTTCGTACAATGCGCTTCCGCTATAGTGAGGACACTCCTTCAACAGAGGGTGGTTCAACTAATACAGTCACAGCAGGTGATGAGGCATCAGGTCAGAATGTTTATGAGAAGTATTCATTCCTAGCACTTGGTGGTGCATACGATGATGTTGATACACTAAATCCATTTGAGCAGACCGTATACCTAGAAGGCAATCGCGGTAAGCCAATGAACCTAGATGTCGCAACTGATCGTGTTGACACATACGGACGTAAGCTGTCTTCAAGCTGGTCCCTAGAGAGCCAAGATGATCTTGATGCACTTGATGGTCTTAACATCGAGGAAGAGATCAATCAGGCACTCAGTGATGAGATCATGCGTGAGCTTGACCGTGAGCTTATCGGTGAGCTAACTGGTCTTGCTGGTACAGTCGAAAACTTTGACTTTGCAAACGTCGATGGTCGTTATGCTGGTGAGAAGCTGTCAGCCCTTCTGATTGCATTTGATAATCTGTCAGCACAGATTGCAATGAAGACCCGTCGTAGTGGTGCCACCTTCATGGTTGTTTCACAGCGTCTGTTCACTGCAATGAAGAATGCTTCAAACAGCACATTTGTTCCAGCCAATGGCGGTGATCTTGAGCTTCGCTCAACACTCTATGTTGGTACATATGGCGGCAATGTTGGTGTCTATGTCGATCCTTATCTTGAGACTGATACTATCCTCATGGGTCGTAAGGGCACAGAGCTTGACACTGGTCTTATCTATCTGCCATACATTCCGCTCTCTTCAAGTGGCGTTGTTGTCAACCCAGAAACTGGTGACAACCGTGTCATGATGAGAACACGCTATGGCCTTTATAAGGCAACCGATCCAGCAAACTCACTAAATGATGCTGCTGATCACTATGCTCGTGCAACCGTTGCCAACCTAGAGCTTGGTTTCACCAACTAAGATTCTCTTTCTTAGTACAAGGTGATTCCCTTGAAACCCACTCTTCGGAGTGGGTTTTTTATTGTCTGTTGACATGAATAACTAGCCTTAGATACACTGTCAAGCGAAAAGCATCTAAAGGTGATGGAGTGAATCAGAACGAAATTTTTGATTGGGCTGAGGGTAAGTCTCGAATCAGATTAACCTCTGAGATGGAGATGAATGTAAGAAAAGCATTCTCATTCATACATGAGACATATGATGGCGAGGCCAAAAACCCTATCTATATAATGGCCATTAAAAACAACTGGACATCCTATGATGACTTACCTGAATGCCAATCAGATCTTTGTCATAACAAAAGAGCCTTAACCAAGAAAGGAAGGGCGTTTTCAAAGTCCTGTGGTGATAGTCGATGTGCCAATAGAATTACGGCTCTTAACACAAAGTCTTCTATTGACTACCATGCTTCTAGTGAGAAGAGAAAAGAAACCATAAAACAGACAAAAGACCAGATAAGTCTTGATAACTCAAGGTACAGAGATCATAGCTTTGAAGAGATCCAGTCTATTGTTCAGGATAGAACTCCTTTATACTTCCGAAGCAAAGAGTCATATGAGCTTCTGGTTAAGATAGAAGACCTGACAAGCTTTCTTCCTATTGAAACAACAACACATCAAAGGATTAACTGTATAAGAAAAGGCATAACAGAGAACCCTTTGTGTTCTGTTTGCGGGACAGAAGTCATATGTCATCCACACAATGGGTTCTCTGCAACATGCAGTCAAAGATGTGCTAGTATAAAATCAAATGAAACATTTAAACACAAAAACGGGGCCTATTCTATTGAAAGCCCTGATATCAAAAGAAAAGCAGCTAATGGTCTGAAGAAGTATCTATCTGATAAAGACCGTTTGGCATCCACGCAACACAAAAGACAACAGAGACAAATTGAAAAGAATGGGAGACCACATTACAATCAGGTTCATTTATCACAAGAAGCATATGATCTTCTGAGTTGTAAAGAAAAACTTGAATACTTATATAAATCTAAAGGAGCCTATTGGATTGAAAATAAGTATGATATACCTAATCAGACAGTCTATCGTTATCTTCAATATCATGAAATAGACCTTGTAAATGGCAATAGGTCAGCTTCAGAAAGACTAATTGAAGAGTTTATCAATAGTCTCGGTTTTCAAACAGAAGCAGGAAATAGGTCTATTTTAGATGGGAAAGAAATTGATATCTATATCCCATTCATGCAATTAGGCATTGAGTTTAATGGGCTGTATTGGCATAGCACTAAAGTATTAGATAATCACACTGCTTATACAATGCACTTAGATAAGACAAAGAAAGCACAAGAGAAAGGCGTTCGTCTGATACATATATTTGAGGACGAGTGGCTATACAGAGAAGATCTTGTAAAGAAAAAACTGAAGACTATATTGGGATTGTCTGATGACAGAATCGGTGCAAGAAAGACAACAATCTGTAATGTTGCCCTCGAAGAAGCAAAACACTTCATGGAAGCAAACCACATCCAAGGAAGCAATGTTAAAGCCAAGGTGAGATTGGGACTTCGTGATAGTAGTGGGCGTCTTGTGGCATTGATGTACTTTAAACGTATTGGTAATACATGGGATCTTTGTCGATATGCCACGAGTTGTCTTGTTGTTGGTGGGTTTACAAAGCTGTTGAAACACTTTGAAGAGCAGTACAATCCAAAAGAAATTGTCTCTTTTGCTGATCTTCGTTGGAGTCAGGGAGAGCTATATTATAAGTGTGGCTTTGAACTAGACAAGGTTCTTCTTCCAAGTTACTACTATGTGCATAACAATCAAAGGATTAGAAAAGAGAAGTTTCGTCATGCGCGTATGAAGAAAATGACGGACTTTGATTATGATCCTAACGAAACAGAGAAAGAGAACACAGAGAGAAACGGCTATCACCGTATATATGACTGTGGTCTAATGCGGTTTAAGAAGAAGTATCTAACATCCTCTTGACACTTTCAATCACTATCATGTATGATTAAGATTCATGTAATAGGAGTAATACCATGGACAATGACGAAGAAATGGTTTCAATTCCAATTGACATTACTGAAAGTGAACTAGCAAAAATTGCTCTTGCGGCTCACAAACATGATATGACAATCAATGACTTTGTTGTCTCTGCTTGTATATCTGCTGCAAATGACATTATTCGTGAAGATGGCGAAGAGCCAGACGCATATAATTCATCTACACTTTTGTTTGAAGATATCTATGCTTTGTCTAGTCTTTTGAATAACGTAATAGAAAGCGGAATGATGTCAGTAGAACTATCAGACAAAGAACATGGCTTGCTTTATAAGGCATTGAAAGATAGTTTTTCTATCCTTGAAATAGCCACTAAACTGAATGAAGCAAATACGTAGCCCATAAAAAAGCCTCTCGATATCGAGAGGCTTTATGCTTTTCATCAAAAGTCAAAGCTTTTGATTAGCCAGCATCCTGTACAAGGTTAGCCTCAAATGACATGGTTACAGTAAATGTGGTATGTTCGCTGGCTGAATAGTCAAGACTGATTTCACCTACACTTGTAGGAAATACTTTAGTAAGTTCATGAGTGATTGTGGTATCTGTGCTATTATGAGAAAGCTGCTTGATAATCATTTTTGCGCCATACTCATCACGGGTAACACCGCCACCCTCACGACTGCTTGAAATGCTTTCAATCCAGTTCTTGAAATAACGGTAAACCTGATGACTCTCATCATCAAAAAACTCAATATCAACAGTGTGACCTGATGAATCTCTGCCAGCAAAGTAACTTGTGCGGGACTTATATGGGATCTCAATTGTTTCAATGCTTGTTTCAGGAACACTGACGTTCTGTGCTCTTTCAACGAGAACTTCAAGATTCCCTACTGCTGACGGGGCTTCAATTGAGACCTCCCATTCATATGCACGGGATGGATTATCCATGCCTCTAATATTTTGAATGTTAGCCATTTCTCTTGTTCTCCTTATAAGGTTGTGGTACTATTTAGTACTAAGTAAAGTTAAAGGAGAAGATATTATGTTTGTAAAAAAGAAAACATATGAAAGTGATATCAATCAGCTCAATTATGAAATCGAGAACCTGCGTGGTGATTTAGCCAAGGCCAATGGGAAAGCAAGTAGTCTTGAAAGGTCTCTTGAACAAGAAAAAAATAACAACAAGGCACTTGAGCAAAAAGTAGAAGAGCTTCAGGCCGCACTTGACTATAAAGAAGAGATCTATTCCTCCGAAAACAGTGTAACACTGAAGATTACAGATGACCTTACACAAGTTGTCCCAACAATTAAGGTTAAACCAGAAGTGTTTGAAAAGATGGTTGAGCTTGGGTATTTAGATGACTCAGTGAACAGTGAAACTAAGAGTGTATCTATGCAAGCTGCTTTGCTAGTGATTGCTAATGAGGCAATGGAACAGATCATTGAATCAATGTCTAACAACATTGATAACATGGAGTAAGGAACATACAAATGACAATTCAACAAAAAGACAAGCACAGAAACATGGTGGTGGACTTAAGCAATCTTGTGTTCAGTACGCGGTTTGCCTCAATCAAAACACCTAAAACCCGAGCACGTAAAGAGTCATATATTCCTGAGATGATCTTTAAGGATACACTTCTTACGATTGTCAAGTATGCTAATGAATTCAATGTGGATTCAGTTGTCGTGGCATGTGATGGTCAGAAGGTGTGGAGGAAGACTATCTATCCTGAGTATAAGGCTAACAGAGAGCACACAGACATCTACTATGAAGA